TCAGGTGATTGAACCTGAACAACGTCTTTTGAACCTAAAGTAAATCCAAATAATTTTATTGCAATTTTAGGTGCCTCTCATTCTATAAAAAAATAAATTGGAGGGAAAATCCCTCCAACTATTACACTACACCAGATGCTATTGATTCCCACCATTGATAAGTGAGAGTAACTGAAAATTCTTCAATCGTATCATTTGAACCCCAATCCACATCAATTGGAGTTACATCACTTGGAAAAAGACCAACAAATTTATATTTTTTCAATGTGTTGCCTTGTTTACCAAATTGTGTAACTTCACCATCGACTGTGTAACCAAGAGGTGATAATGCAGCTGGGTTACGAACATTTAGGTTATGTGAATTAATGCCATTCATCCAACGCTCGAAAGCATTACGAATTATAAAATCTTCATCATTAATAACCGTAATTGTCCAATCTGCAAAAGTTCTATTGCCTACAAATTTGAGTTCACGACCAAAGTATTGAACTGGTACAACACCTAGCGTAGCGCCAGGTAATTGTGCTGTTTTACACATAAAGGTTAGTTTTGTTTGTGCGTTACCTGGCGCAGAGAATCCAGGAAACGGCATAGAAACCTCAAATAAATTTGGGCGGGCGCCATCGCCCACCATTTGGCTTCTAAATTCGTTTACATTAAATGACATTTAATTTTCTCCCGTTTCTCTATTTAGAACTGACCTACAACTTCATCAAACGAAACACCTGTTCTAACTGCAACAAAGTTAAGTTGAATATAGTTAATTGATCGAGCAGGCTTGATGTAGATATCTCCAACAAATTCATTTCTATCGATTACTTCGCCTGTATTATTTGATTCATCACAAACAACACGGAAATCTGTAATACCACGGCGACCTTGTACATCACGCAAGAATGGTTCAACTAAATTAACGAATTGAGCACGAGTAAATTGATCGTTGAATTCAAACAACGAGAATCGTGCAGCTCGACTAATTGACTTTTCAAGAACAATGAATAAACGGCGAACATTAATGCGATCAAAGGCTGATGGTTTACTTAAAAGTGTTTTATCGCCAAATAAAACTGAACCTTCGCCTTGGAAAGTTACTACAGGATTAACACCTTTAGAATATAGATCATCACGATCCGCTTTACTTGGATTCCATGCCAGTTTAATTACATTTCTTAGAATACCACGATTTAGTCCTCCTGGTGAGAACCAAGGATCTCTTTCTAAATCGGTTTTAGCACATAGACCAGCAACATCACCATTTAATGGTATCCAACGATATACATCATTGAACTTGTCATACTGATATTTCCAGTTACCATCCATTACAAGGTAAGATGAGGATGATAGAGTATTGCGATAAGCTAAAATGTCTGTTACTTCGTCACCAGCATTGTCAACACAATCGGCTTTTTCTGGTGATACAAATACTAAACAATCTTTGCGAGTTTCAGCAAGAGTTCTGAGCTGAGTTATTACTGCCGCATCGGCTGGTCCAGAAACAATTAAAGAAACATCGGTTGATTCTGCTGATGAAAATGCGTTATATGAAGAGATAACATTGGCTGCAACAATAGTGCCATCTGCACCACCAGCAAGTGTTACAGTTAAATTGGCTGTCATTAATTTATAAGTGTTAGCCGTTGCTGCAGCACCCCAAGAAATATTACCTGCTACTGTTTCTGAATGTGACATCCAACGGATGTACTTAGAACGATTTGCAATAACATTTTTATAATAATTTGAATTACCACTATCATCTTTTGCATCAGAAGCTTTCGATACAAATTCAAATTTTTCTATGATGCTATTTGGAGTACCACTAATATCACCTGTTGCATCCAAAACAATGATGTGAATCTCATCATTTGCGCCACCTTTAGACGACACATATGAAGATGTTCCTGGCGATGATGAAAATTCATCTTTATATGCCCATGTGCTAAAGTTATTAGCATCATTCATTGAGATTTTAATTGAGTTTCCTAATTCGCCAGCATATTTTGCTGCAAATGTACCATAGGTATTTGCTCCACCTTGATAATTGCTTTCCCAATCATCGTCTGTTTTAATCAAAACAACATTGGTGCCATTAGCTGTAGCATTTTTGGTTGCGGCACCAAAAGAACGAACAACTTTTAGATTATTAGAATATGCGAGGAAGTTTGCGGCTGAGAACCAGTATTCATAATTTGTGCTGTTTGGTTTACCAAAACGGTCAACAAGGCGAACCTCGTCAGAAACGGTAGTAATTTCACCAACTGGACCCCAAGCAAACGGTCCAGCAAATGCGCCAATCGAAGTGGCGACTGAGGGCACAACTGTAGTCAGGTCAATTTCTGATACATTTACGCCGGGTGATAGCTGAAATGCCATGGATTTCTCCTTTTGTTATCGG